TTAAATCTCCACTAGTATTTAGTTGACAAAGTTAACAGAGTAGTTTATAATAGTATATATACTATAAGCCTGGAGCCCACATGAGAAAAAAGAATTACCTAAACAACAAAGATATTTTAGCAGAAATACATAAATCTAAAAATACATTTAATAGCTATACAGATCCACAGCATGCTAACTATGATATTATATTACCTGATGTAGATAAGATTAATATTCGTACTATTGCAGAAGCTAAACGCAATAAAGCAAAAAAACTGAGTACGCTAGCTTATGAAACTAGAAAAATGGCAGGTGAAAAAGTAAAACAAGCTGAATGCGAAGTAAAGTATACAACTATTACCAAAGAAGAGCTTATTTTCCGAGTTATGACGTTTGACCACATACCTGACGAACCTGGACGCAAAAAAACTCCAAAAACAATAGCTGATACAAAGGAAAAGTTAAATTTTCCACCTTTTGTACATTACAAATTTGATGATGAAGGCAATTTACAAGTAGTCGGAAGAAGTCATTGGATTGGAGGCATGGAAAACGGACACTATTCTAAGTCACATGGCAAGGCTACAGATAATTTAGCTATGATGTGGATTAAATTATGTGAAAGATATGCCACAAGAGGCAATGTTCGTGGCTATACTTACAATGACGAAATGCGAGGTCAAGCTATTTTACAATTAACACAAATTGGATTGCAGTTTGACGAGTCAAAAAGTCAAAATCCATTTGCATATTATACTGCGGCTGTAACAAATTCATTCGTGCGTGTTATTAATATAGAAAAACGTAATCAAAACATAAGAGATGATATCTTAGAAATGAATGACCTTAATCCTAGCTATACTAGACAGCATGCAGGCGAATGGGAAGCTAGTGTTAAACGCAATGAAGATGCTTCAACTAGTGTATTCAACGATAAATCAACTTCAAAATAGAGGTTGACAGGCGTATAAAAATACTATATAATGTTACTATAGAATTGGAGTATACTGAATTTGTTTAAAAAAGCAGCAGTCTTTACTGACATTCACTTTGGCTTAAAAGGGAATAGTCGTGTACACAACGACGATTGTGAAGATTTTATTGATTGGTACATCCAAACTGCTAAAGATAATGGTTGTGAGACCGGAATCTTTTGTGGAGATTGGCATCATAATAGAAATTCATTAAATTTAACAACAATGGACGCAACTATTCGTTCAATGGAGAAATTAGGTTCAGCATTTGAACAATTTTTCTTCTTTGACGGCAATCACGACTTATATTACAAAGATAAACGTGATGTTAATAGTACAGCATTTGCAAAGCACATTCCAGGTATTACATTTTTAGATGAAATAACTGTAGTAGACGATGTTGCTATTGTCCCTTGGTTAGTAGGTGATGAATATAAGAAAATTGGTGATATTAAAGCAAAATATCTATTTGGACATTTTGAATTGCCTAGTTTTTATATGAATGCACTTGTAAGAATGCCAGATCATGGTGATCTTAAAGTAGAACATTTTAAACATCAGGACTATGTGTTCAGTGGACATTTCCACAAGCGTCAACATCAAGGAAAAATTAATTATATTGGAAATGCTTTTCCGCACAATTATGCAGATGCAGGTGATGATGCAAGAGGTATGATGATACTAGATAGAGAGAATAATCAAGAGCCTGAATATATTAATTGGCCTGATTGTCCAAAGTATCGTACCTATGGCCTAAGACAGCTATTAGAAAACACTGAAGAATTAATAAAACCTAAAATGTATCTGCGTGTAACTATTGATGTTCCAATATCATACGAAGAAGCAAGCTTTATTAAAGAAACATTTGTAAAAGATTACAATTGTAGAGAGTTAACACTAATTCCACAAAAGCAAATTGAAGAAATGTCAACAGATTTAGATATTTCAGCATTTGTTAGTGTAGATCAAATAGTAGCCGGTGAAATTGCAGAACTAGATACTGTAGATTTTGACAAAGTAACCCTTATGGACATTTATAACGGACTCGAATGATAAAAATTAAAGACCTAACAGTTAAAAACTTCATGAGTGTGGGTAATCAAACCCAGGCCGTAGACTTTGATCAGCAACAACTTACGCTTGTACTAGGTGAAAACTTAGATCAGGGTGGAGACGATAGTGGATCACGTAATGGTACAGGTAAAACTACTATTATTAATGCATTAAGCTATGCATTATACGGTTTAGCACTAACTAACATCAAACGTAACAACCTTATTAACAAAACTAACGGCAAAGGCATGGTAGTTACCCTGCAATTTGAAAAGAATGCTACAGCCTACCGTGTTGAGCGTGGTAGAGGTCCTAATTTCCTTAAATTCTATGTTAACGATCAAGAACAAGAACTAATTGACGAGTCGCAAGGCGATTCACGTAAAACACAAGAAACAATTAATGAATTACTAGGTATGAGTCATGATATGTTCAAACATATTGTAGCACTAAACACATATACCGAACCATTTTTAAGTATGCGTACTAATGATCAACGTGCTATCATTGAACAACTACTTGGTATTACTATATTAACTGAAAAATCTACCTCTCTTAAAGATAAAATTAAAGAAACTAAGGATTCTATTGTACAAGAGACACTAAAGATAGAAGCAATTGAAACGTCTAATGATAAAATTAAAGCAAGCATTGAACAACTAGCACAAAGACAACGTGCTTGGACTGCAAAGCATAGAAAAGACTGTGAAAATCTTAGCAATGCAATAGATGAGCTAGAACATTTAGATATTGAAACAGAACTAGAACTACACGAAAAATTAGCTAACTGGACTGAGCATAACAACACTATTTTGGCTCTTAAAAAAGAATTAAGCACACTTGAGCCAGCACTATTACGTGCTGACAAGTCTGTAGATAAGGCTACTAAAGATATCGCAGGATTAGATAATGCGATATGTTATGCATGCGATCAACCACTAGGTGAAGAGAAAAAACAAGAGATATTAGCTACAAAAACTAAAGAATTAGAAGATGCTACAGCATATCAACTAGAAATTAGTACTAAATGCACCGACGTTGTTACTGCACTAGACGAAATAGGTGACATTAATGGAAAACCTACTACATTTTATGATACTGCTAAAGAAGCATATGAACATAGAAGCAATGTAGAGAACTTAAAGAGTAGTTTAGCTAGGACTGAATCTGAAGATGACCCATATGAGATACAAATTAATGATTTAAATGAAACAGCTATACAAGAAGTTAATTGGAATGCTGTTAACGACCTAGTTAGCTACAAAGATCACCAAGAGTTCTTAATGAAGTTACTAACGAATAAAGATAGTTTTATTCGTAAGAAGATTATCGATCAAAACTTAGCATATCTAAACAATAGACTTACATATTATTTAGATAAGATTGGATTGCCACACCAAGTCGTATTCCAAAACGACTTAACTGTTGAAATTACACAGCTAGGACAAGATTTAGACTTTGATAACTTGAGTAGAGGTGAGCGTAACAGGCTTATACTTGGGTTGAGCTTTGCATTTAGAGATGTTTGGGAAAGTTTATATCAAAATATTAATTTATTGTTCATTGACGAGCTTATTGATAGCGGTATGGACACAGCTGGTGTAGAAAATTCACTAGCAGTACTAAAAAAGATGGGTAGAGAGCGTGAAAAGAACATTTATCTTATCTCACACAAAGACGAACTAATAGGAAGAGTAAATCATGTGCTTAGAGTTGTAAAAGAAAACGGATATACAAGCTATGCAAATGATTTAGACGTAATAGAATGACCGAACATATTGATGACGTACATGACAAGCTAGTAAAAGCGTATTTGGAATACTTTTCTGAAAATGAAAAGTTTGAATCACGTAACTCTGTTCGTACTCATCGTTCTGTAAGAAAGGCACTACGTGATATTAGGGCATTTGCTAAAATGAGAGCAGATGAAATACATCATAAACATCAAACTACCCGTGTAACTCACAAAGGCGAGGAAAAAAATTAGGCATCGGTAAGTACTTTGATGCAGTGGACATACAAAGGTAAAAAAATTGACCAAATACCAGAAGAGTATGAAGGATTTGTTTATCTTATTACTAATACCACTAATAATCAAAAGTATGTAGGCAAAAAACTAGCAAAATTCAAAACAACAAAGCCACCACTTAAAGGCAAAAAAAATAAAAGACGTGGATACAAAGAAAGCGACTGGAAAGACTACTGGGGTAGCTCAGATAGACTTAACGCAGACGTAAATGAATTAGGCGCAGAGAAATTTACAAGAGAAATACTTTATCTTTGTAAAGGCAGGGGCGAAATGTCCTACATAGAGGCAAGAGAACAATTTGATAGACGTGTACTTGAAACAGATGAATACTATAATGGTATTATTAATGTAAGAGTAGGCGGATCAGACAAGCTCAAGCAGGCACTTCTAGAACATCACCTTCAGGCAAAACAATCTAACACATAAGGTTAGCGGGCCAGTTTAATATACCGCTGTGGAAAACCCTATGGAGACATAGGACACGTACATGCTGAGTTGCGTTTGGTAATAAAACGTGGAGTTGGCATAGATTGACTGTTAGCAATCGGAAAACACAACACAGTTCATAAAAACTCTTTAGCAATAGGAACGAAGCGAGAGGTAGTTTACGGTGTAGCGTATATTTTAAGAATATACGGTCTAGCGTAAGCGATGTCGACGTAGGTTGGGAAAGGTCAGAGCCCATTGAACTAAGTGTATAAACAATTACCTACTTCCGATCTCGGCTACGAGAACTCACATGAAGTTTTTCGAGATGATGGAACCGCTGTGTAGGTTCCGTCTGACTAAAAGAATCTACATGAAGTTAACACAATATTACTTCGTAATATTGCTTTTTATCTAATTAAAATAAATTGTTTGAGCGTTAGCGAAAACATTTATCAACGTAGTTGATAAACAAAAGTAAAGCTTAAATAGTAATATGAAAATGAATTATTCACATAAACAACTTACTGAAATATCTGATAAATCTTTGTGGATTATTATGGATCCTGTGAAAGATCAAGAATCAGCGGATAAGGAATGCAGTAAAGAATATCTTGGACTATCTCTTAATCAGTGGAATAATGAGTGTATGAAAAAAATATTTGAATATGCTAGCCATATGAAAAATAAGATAGTTATAACTAACGACATAAAAGATAGTCCTGATTTTATGAGAAATTATCTCTGGCTAAAGCATTCGAATCAAAACGGACTTACTATATTAGAAAACTTTATCAAAGAAAAAAAATTAGATAACATAATATATTGTGGGTTTCATGAACAGTATTGTATTGTAGCGAGACCATTAGGGTATAACAATATGATTTCTAAATACAACTGTTATATCGAAGAGAATTTATCTTGTCCTTGGCCTAGTAAAAATTGGAGAGCTGAACAATCATTTCAACAGACATCAGAACAATACAAATATATTGATATGGCTAATGTTAAAAGAAAGGCAATCCACTTTTCTTAGTAGTTTCCATATTATCTTGAATAATATCTGTGATTAACGATCTTTCTTCGTATGAGAGATTAAAGCCTTCATTAACAGACACTCCGCCACGCATATACCAACACAGTTTAAGTATTTCGGATTTGAGCTCTTTTTGTAAATTTTGCATTTTGGAGACTTCTTCTAGGATCTCAGCCTCGCCCCAAGATAAGATCCTTATGCGAAAAAATTTGATTGATCAAATGTAATTGGAACTTCAAATGTTTCTGGAGCACCATTTTTTATATCTTCTGGAGTAGAAGTTACTTTCATTGGTTCAATAACAAACTTTTTTCTTTGGTTATCAAGATGATCAAGGATTTCTTGATAAACATTTTTATCAACATTGTCGATAAATTCTGAGATATGATCTGGATTAGTAACTTCAGTGTCACCGATTGATATCTTTGCAATACCATTTGCCATCATAGCAACTGTAATATCAGTTAGTTTTTGAAAACTTTCTGCAAATCTAGCTAATTTATCCGAGTCTGGCAGTTCATCGTCATTAACTGTATTAAAAATTCTTTGTTCTTCAAATGTTTTTAAACTAGTTTCTGTAAACTTTTTATAAGTTAGCGGTCTTAACGTAACTGTAAAGTCACCTACACTTATTTCATCTTCGTAGTCAACAGTAACTAATTTATTAAGCATTTTTCTTAGATCAACTTGGAATGTTTTATCTTCACCTGTTACAGGAACTTTTGTATCAATATCAAGCATTTCGCCGTATGTAGCAATTCTAATACCAATTAATATTGCATCAAGATCGATACTAGGTAATTCCCAAGGGTCAACAATATTAGGAACACAACTTTTAATAACACTAACTGTTGCTGCGCCATTCAATAAAGCATCAGGTGTTTTCATAGTAAGTTCATCCTTTGCTGTCATTGCAAACACCGGAAATTCACCAGTTTCTGGAATATCTAATGCACCATCTGCATAGTATTTTCCTTTACTAGGAAGGGTTATATATACTTTAGGCTGTCTAAAGTATTGTTCTAAAGGATTTTTTCCTGTATCGGCTAATGATTTTAAATTAGCGTCAGCAGTTAAGGGGTTAAATTCTGCCATGATCTTTCTCCGTATAAATACATAATATAAGTATGTATCTAATTTATTTATATGCGTAGTTAACTAGGAAGCATGAATTTTGGCTGAAGAAGTAGAAATTGGTAATGTAGGCGGCGCCAACGGAGTAGCAAGTGAAGTTACTCTAGTTAGATTGACCGCGGCTATGGAGTCTATGGCAAAAGCTCAGGGCGGAGGCATGGATCCTAAAAAGGCGCAAGCAATATTACAAGAGAATTATAAAATAATTCAAGCATCAACTTATCAGCAAAAAGAAAAAAACAAAGAAGAAAAAAAATCTAAAGATGAAACCGGTAGATTCCGTAAAGCACTTAACGGAGCAACTAAATCAGTATTGTCATTCGGCGGCGCTGTATCTGGACAACTACTTGGCAGTGTTACTAATTTTTCGAAAGCTTTATTTGGATCAGAAGACAGTTTAGAAAGTTTTGCAAAAACTGTTCCGTTTGTAGGCGGAATACTTGGATCATTTGCTGGAATTCTTGATACTAATCTTGCCGCATTTAGATCACTTAGTGAGTCAGGTGCAACATTTGGCGTTGGACTCAACGGCCTAAGACTGGCTGCTGCAAATGCAGCAATGCCTTTGGATATGTTTACAGGTGTTATTACTGAGAACGCTGATCGTATGAGATTGTTTGGAGGGACAACTGCAACTGCTGGAATAGCATTTGGTAATATGTCTAGAGATTTTAGAAAAGGTCCAGGCAAAGAATTAATGAACTTAGGATATACTGTATCTGATATTAATGAGCTAATGCTAGACTACACAGAATATCAAGACAGACAGTATGGTATTGACAGAAAAAATAATAAAATATCACAAGAAGACATGGCTGCGTATGGCGAAGAACTAATGATGTTATCAGCTGTAACTGGCAAGCAAAGAAAAGCAATACAAGCTGAGCTTACAGCAAAAATGGAAGATGCTAGAAATGCTCAAGCTATTTCTAAAATGACGAAAGACCAGCAGAAAAACTTTAGAGCTGCTATGACAGTGAGTAGTAGTTTAGGTCCTGCAATGTCAGAAGCTGTTACTGATATGGTAGATGGCGTACCAAAACCAGGAAGTGTTTCTGAAGGTCTTATGGCAATGAGTGATACTTTTAGGAATGATGCAAAAAATCTAAAAAATATGGACGTTGGAGCCCAGCTAGAATTTTTTGAAAAAGTCAAAAAAGAAGTCGAAGCAAAAGCTGGCGGCATGTCAGAAGCTGCATTCCAGCAACTAGTAGATGGTAACACATCTTTTGGTGCGGCGTTGAGAGCTAGCACAGAACTTGCTACTTTTTCTGCTAAAGACATGGATGTAGCAATAAAAAATGCTGAAGCAAGAATTGCTCTAGAAAAACAAAAAGACGAAGCACTAAAAGGATTTCAACAGGACATTATAGATTTAAGATCTACTATTGCACAAATATTCTTCGCTGAAGGCGGACCTATGGAAATACTGGCAGCCGGATTTAGTAAATTAACTGAATTTTTTACTAGTGAAGAAGGTAAAGAAACAATTTCAAGTGCTATGAAAAAATTAGCAGATGGTTTAACTGTACTTATGAAAGCTGTAGAACAGTTTATATCAGATATAGCAACATATGATCTTAAGACAGCAATCTTTGGCGGTAAAAAAGACCAAGTTATAGGAAAAAATAAAGACGGCACTGACAGAGTGTTAGATAAAGACGTTGCAGGTTTATTTGGTGGTGAAGGAGATTCTGCAGGACTTGGTAAAATACTAGGAGAAGCGATAGGTGCTGCGATCAGTTCGTTAATTGGTAGTATCGATTGGGGAAGTATTGCAATAGGAGGCGCACTGGGTGCCGCAGGTTTAGCCGCATTGTTTTTGCTTCCTTTAACAGGACCGGTTGGAATAGCAGCCGCACTTGGTACAGCTTTAATAGGTATGGGAACCGCGGCATATTTTTCAGGAGCATTTGATCCTGCAATAGAAGCAATAAAAGGTTGGGGAACAAGTATCGGCAACATGTGGACCGATGGAAAAGCTGCCGTAGTTGAAAAATATAACAGTGCTATAGATAGTATAAAAGGTATAGGCACATCTATTTCTAACACCTGGGATGATACTAAACAAGGTATATCAGATGGTTTTACAAGAGCAAAAAATAATGTTGCACTTATAGGAACATCTATTGCTAACACTTGGGATGATGCTAAAGAAGGTATATCAACCAAATTTACTACTGCTAAAAATTATGTTTCAGGTGTAGCAGGAAGTATAAAGACTGCTTGGGACGATGGTACTATTACTTCAGCCTTTAATACTGCAAGAGAAAAAGCTATAGCTGTAGGATCAGCAATTAAAACTGCTTGGGACGATAGTACTATTGGTTCAGCCTTTAATGATGCAGCAACTAAAGTTAAAGGTATAGGAACATCAATTAAAACTGCTTGGGATGATGGTACTATTACTTCAGCTTTTAATGATGCAATAACTAAAGCTAAAGGTATAGGAACATCAATTAAAACTGCATTTGATAATACTATTGTAGACAAATATACTTCTGCAAAAACATTCTTATCAGATGTAGGATCTAAACTTGGCACGTCTTTTAGTGACATTGACTGGTCAAAATATAGTATTAAATCTCAATTTACAAAAGTGTGGGACGCTATAACAGGATTCTTTACATTTGATTTTACAATGCCAAACTTCAGAGACTTTTTACCAACTTGGTTAGGCGGCAAAGGCAAATCGATAGGTAGTAGCGATAGTGCTCCAACTCCGGATGAAACTATATCATCAAGCGAGATTCAATCTGGTGTAGAATCCGCTAACACTTTAGAAAGTGCAAGAGCCGCAGTAAGCAGCATAATAGACATACCAAATTTAAAATCTGCACTGAATACTATACAAGACGGAATGGATGCTGTTAAAGTTCAAAGCTATGCAGATGCACTTAGTTCTGTAGCTGAACAACTTACAGCAATTAATGAAGCAGCTAAAGATCAAACCACAACAGTAAAAGGAGCAGGCGCAAGATCTAAACCACAGCAAGTAACATCACAATCAGCAGCAGGATCATATCTTAGCACTCAATCAATGAATCAGAACATGAGTGCAACAGAGCTAAACACACTAAATACTACAATGACGCTCATATTGGAAGAATTACAAGAACAATCGCCAAATATTAAAAAAGCTGCAAATAGAAGTAGCGATGTGTCTACGCAAGTGTTGATGGGAAGAGACTAAATGAGTTGGAAGAAATATTTTACTCCTGTTCCAACAGGTAATAATACAAATGGAAGCTATAGTCCTTTCACTGCTAAAAGTAGCGGAAATCTCGCAGGACCAGCAAAGTCTAATTATTCTAGCTATCTGCCTGATGTATACGTTGGCTCACCAAATCGAGTTGAACGCTATGGTCAGTACAACACCATGGATCAAGATTCGGAAGTAAATGCTGCATTAGATATTCTAGCAGAATTTTGCACACAAAAAAATAAAGCAAATAATTCACCTTTTATAGTAAACTATAAAAATAAAAACGCAACTAATAATGAAGTAAACATTATTGGTCAGTACCTACAACAATGGTGTAAACTACAAAACTTTGAAACAAAAATATTTCGAATATTAAGAAATGTTTTCAAATACGGAGATCAGTTTTTTGTACGTGATCCAGAAACTAAGCGTTGGTTTCATGTTGATCCTGCAAACGTGTCACGTATTATTGTTAACGAAAGTGAAGGGAAAGTACCCGAACAGTATGTAGTTAAAAATATTAATTTTAATTTTAAAGACGGAATAGCTACTACTCCTTATCATACAAATGGTAATATTACAAGTGGAGGCAATCAACAGTACACACCAACCGGCGGCGCCAAAGGAATGGTTGGACAACCTATGTCAAGTTACAGTGGTAGTAGATTTACTACTGATGATGGAGAAGTAACTGTAGACGCTAAACATGTAATACATCTAAGTTTGTCAGAAGGACTAGACAATAATTATCCATTTGGTAATTCTTTACTTGAAACAATTTTTAAAGTATACAAACAAAAAGAATTACTTGAAGATGCTATTATTATATATCGTGTACAAAGAGCACCAGAAAGAAGAGTTTTCTATGTTGATGTGGGTAACATGCCATCGCACCTTGCTATGCAATTTGTAGAGCGTGTTAAGACGGAAATACATCAAAGACGTATACCATCGCAGACTGGGGGCGGAACAAATGTCATAGACAGTTCATACAATCCTTTGTCAATTAACGAAGATTACTTTTTCCCTCAAACTGCTGAAGGACGTGGATCAAAAGTTGAAACACTACCAGGCGGTACAAACTTAGGAGAAATTGATGATCTTAGGTATTTTACTAACAAGTTAGTTCGCGGTTTGCGTATTCCATCAAGTTATCTGCCTACTGGTGCAGACGATTCAGCTGCACAATACAATGACGGAAGAGTTGGAACAGCATATATTCAAGAATTAAGATTCAACACATATTGTGAAAGACTACAAAATTTAGTTGTACAGGAATTTGATCAAGAATTTAAACGCTATATGTTAGAAAGAGGTATCAATGTAGATACTTCAATGTTTGATTTAAAATTTCAACCACCACAAAATTTTGCAAGTTATAGGCAAGCAGAGATTGATAATGCTCGAGTACCAACTTATTCACAAATGGCTGCTATACCGTATATGTCAAATAGATTTGCACTCAAACGTTTCTTAGGTATGACTGACGAAGAGCTTGCTGAAAATGAAAGACTATGGCGTGAAGAGAATGACGAAGATATAATTCCTACAGACGATGATACTTCAGCACAAATGAGAGATGCTGGTATTAGTCCTGCCAGTATGGGAGATGATCTTGGAAATATTGAAGACGAAGCTGAAGGCGATGCTCCAACTACTGATGGCGGAGCAGGTGATGCGCCATCAACTGTAACTGGTGATGATATAGGTAGTCCAGCAACAACAGACCAAACGGTATAAATACTAACATGATACTACGTGAATTATTTTATTTTGATAGAAACACAGTTGAGCCTGTAGAGGATAATCGCTACGAAGCTGACTATGACGATACTCCTGTAAAAAAATCAGATACACGTAAAAGTAGATTGACTTTAGCTCAAATTAATAGAATAAGAAAATCCTCAGAGCTACATACAGAAGAAAAGGTAAAAGAGTTGCAGTTTGTAAAACAAATGTACGGAATAGCAGCTCAACCAGATTCTGTATGATAAATGAAAAAATATATTCCAGGTGAAACTAAAGAGCAAAGAAAAGCTCGAAAAAATTTAGCTAAATCAAGTAAGCTAGCAAAAAACACACCTCCTCCTGAAACACTATCAACTGCACCTACAAACAATAAAATAGCCTTTGTAATTGGAAATGGCACAAGTAGAGAGCCTATTGCTTTACCAAGTCTTAAACCTTTTGGTAAAATATATGGATGTAATGCGGTATATAGAGACTTTATTCCTGATTACCTTGTAGCTGTGGATACAAAAATGGTTTTAGAACTTAACAAAGCAGGTATACAACATCAAGTAGAAACTTGGACTAATCCAAATAGAGCATATGCAGAAATGACCGGATTCAAATTTTTTCAACCTTCTAAAGGATGGAGCAGTGGCCCTACAGCATTATGGTTAGCTTCTGATATGACAGATTACGATACTATCTATATTATAGGATTTGATTTTGAAGGAACAGGACAATTAGTAAATAATATATACGCAGGCACTCAAAATTATAAAGCACCAACTGAAAAAGCAACTTATTTTGGAAATTGGCTTAAACAAACTATTATTACATGCCAGAATAATCCTCAAAAGAGATATATAAGAGTGTTAGGAGAAAGTTTTTTTACTCCTCCTGAGCTTACAAAACTGGATAATGTTGAAAACATCCATGTACGGGATTTCAAAAAATCCTTTAAAATCTAATAATCTGCAAAAATGGCTCGTTTTGAGCCTATTTGTACGCACTTTTCTGCAAATAAAGTAAATATATTATGACAGCCCATACCCAATCGGTATGTACAATACATTATAGGAGAGTAAAAATGGCAGATCGTAACAAATTTGAACAAATGCTTGAATTACTTGTCAACGAAGACAAGGACGCGGCAGAAAAATTATTCCACGAAATTGTGGTAGAAAAATCAAGAGATATTTATGAAGGTCTTTTAGAAGACGACAAAGATGTCGATGAAGCTACTGACGAAGAAGTAGATGAAGCTACTGACGAAGAAGTAGATGAAGCTACTGACGAAGAAGTAGATGAAGCATCAGATGAAGAAGTTGAAGAAGGTTTTGACTTAGATGAGTTTGAAGTAGAAGCTGATCCTATTGAAGCAGTAGGTGGCGATG